AAAAACATTGATATTAAAACAGTAGCAACCATAATAATCCATAATACTGCAAAACCGAGTATAAAAACTGGTAATATAACTATACTTATTGCCCATTCTTTCCAATCATCCATTTTGGCATCTCTTGGAATTAGGATGACGCTTACATCTGAATGTACCATGACTCATAATCTTTTTGGATAATACATTTTTATTATTATCTCTTTTTCGTATAACATACGGAATCATTGTTTTACTCATCTTCTTTTTTATCCCAACCTAAAATTTTCATACCTTCAACTATTGCATTAAAGGCCTCGTCTTTAGTTAATGTGTCTTTCTTATTTAAAATATATTTTGGATGATTTGGGTCATCTCGCCAAACAGCTTTTTTTTCTATATCTGTACTATGAACAACGTCAGGTAATTGGTCCCAAAATTCTTCAGGTTCCCATTTTCTACCAGATACAAGTTTAGTAATAATTTTATTTTTCATCTTCTATATCTATTAAATACATAACTTCAGCTTCAGTAAATAAATTACGAGCATTATTAATTGATTCTTCCCATGCTATATTATATTTTTCAGGTCTCATAGCAATAACCTTTTTAATACCAACTTGGATTATACCCTTTGCACATTCATTACAAATAGGTAATCCATATACATACAGCGTAGAATCTTTTAAAGATACTCCATTAAGAGATGCATTATATATTGCATTCATTTCTGCATGTACAATTAATTCATATTTTCTTTCACGGTTATTAAGTCTCTCCTCAGAATCTTTTATTCCTCTTGGGAAACCATTAAACCCTTGTGATAATATTTGACCATCACAACCTACAACTATTGCACCAACTTGAGTGCTTGGGTCCTTGGACCATGTAGATATTTCTTTAGCTAGATGTATATACTTATCTCCCCAACCTGCAGCTGTTAATAAATTACTCATAATTAAATCCTTCAAATTGTGGTTGTTTTACTGGCTCAGTCCTTACATTAAGAGTTTGGGCCGTATCCTCTACATCGTATAGTCTCATCTTAGCTCTATCTATACCTAATACAAACTTCTTATTTGCACCTGTTGGGTCATTATATCTATTTTTAAGTTGCTTAACCATTATTTGATTTAAGTCTTCTAACTCATCGGTAGATATAAGAGCAAACATTAAGTCAGCCGTTGCCGGTAACCCAAATGATTCAGATGTATCTTCTAATCCCACATCAGATGATGCGAAACCTGAACGTGTGGTTTGTGTGGCTGTGACGATAGGTAAATTATACTCTACTGCCAAGCCACGCAATTCTTCTGCTATTGCTTTGACCATAATATATGAGTTGATTGCTCCACCCATAGATTTCATACGTGAGCTTGAACATATATTTAAATAGTCTATACAAATTAAATCTGGTATAAAATCTCTTTTAATCTTAAGCTCTTTTAATAAAGCTCTAAAGTGAATAGAACTTGCTGCCCCCGTGGGATACTCTTTCACAATAAGTTTACCAACACCTTTATCGGTGAGCTTATGCATCTTTTTGTCAAACATATCTTTAGATAGATTCTCTAACTGGTCAAGGGGTACATTCATAAGGTTAGCATCAATTCTTTCTGCGATACGTTCCTCTGCCATCTCCATAGTTATATACAAGACATTCTTCATTTGAGTCAGAGCACCAGCGGCAACATGGCACATGAATAATGATTTACCCACACCCGTACCTGCAAGAGCCACGTTCAATGATTTCTTGACTAGACCACCTTTTGTGATTGTGTTAAACTTTTCTAAGTCAAATGGTAAATGTTCTTCTTCTCTATGATAAAATTCATAACGTGCATCGGAGTCATCTATATAATCGTGACCAACTCTTAAATCAAAGTTAACACCAAGAGCTTCGGCTAATACTGTGGGTAATGCATTCTTATCTAATGTATCATGCTTACCCTCTATAATATTAATTGAATCCATGATTGCCAAATAGATTGCTCTGTCTTGACACCACTTCTCTGTATGTTCCACTAACCATTCTACAGTTTGCTCTCCCTTCTGAATACTTATTTCAGGAATAAGAGCTAATGAATCAGAGCCAACCTTAGGATTATTTCTTAATTCAATACTTAGTGCATCAGCACTTGGTAATGTATTAAACTTATTAACGAATCCAACAATCTCATTAAAGACTGCTCGATATGGTTCTTCAAAGTATATAGTTTTTAAATGAGGTATTACACTTCTAGTATAATCCTCATTCAACATTAAGTTACGTAAAATTAGTGTTTCAATTTTCATTTGTGTGCGTTTATATTTCTACTATTATATTCTTCAGCATTACTATCAATATTTGGTAAACTTTTTAATTGTTGTTTACCATTCTTTGTTGATACATGCCATTCTAAATCTTTATGCTTTGGATAATTTAATGTCCAAGCTACACTTGATTGTTTAAGCATTTTTCTTGCTTTCTTCGTTAATGGTAATATGTATCTAAATTGTTTTCCATGTATTTTTAATATTTTTTTATGGTCAAGGAAGTCTTGTGTCAACCAATATATTCTTTCAGCTTTTCTATTGTCAAAGAATGTTGGGTCTCTTTTCTTTTCAAATATAACATTCTCATCGCATAGTCCCTTAGTGGAACGTGGATGTAGTTTCTCACCTTTGTCTGTTATATAAATGTTAGTCCATAAAAATCCGCCATAAAGAAAGTTAGCTGCTTGATATACATATCCAGGCTTTCCCACAATCCCGTCAGCCCATGTGTACAAAAATTTCTTATCAGGATAATTCTCCTTTAACCATTTAATTGTTTTAGAGAGCATTTGTGTTTCAGAGTTTCTAGGCATCTCTTCTAACATACACATTTTGCCAATCTCATAATAGTCTTCAGAACCTAAGCCCTTAAATAACTTATTTATAGTCCCTTTTGGTTGAGTTCCCCAGCCTAGAGTAAGTACTCCTACTAATAGCGGTTGCAATTGCAATTGCTGTGGCATATAAAACCCAAGGAAATGCTTTGTGAGGCGAGGCATGATTTTAGAGTAGTGTAATTTTTGAATAAATTCTGTAGCATCGTATCTACTAATTTCTTTTATTTCAAAATCATACTTCATCTTCATAAATTTTAATCATATCAGCGTGACCGACTTCATATTTACGTTTTAGAAATTCTTTAAAATCAGTTCTTATAAAGATGTCTTTCCAAAAAGACCCTTTCAATGTGTCAGCAATACGAACTTTTTTATCTTCTATCTCTCCAGTTGCTGGGTCAACTTTAGAATACCAACCAATAGTAGGTTTAACTACATAACCACCTTCCATTGCTACGTCTAATAGACCAGAATATGTTTCAATGCCGCCTTCCCATGTTACTGATATAGGAATTTTAGATTTTTCTCTTACAAACCTAGACTTTTCTACATTAATAATAAAGTGATAACCTGTAATCTCCGTTCCTTTCTTCTCTTGTTGTCTACCAAGAATCCAGATATTATCACTTGAATAATAAATACCTGTACCACCAGACACAATAGCTTTAGGGAATAAACCAATCTCTTGATATGTATGGTTAACTGCTAGAAGAGGTATATCTCTCATAGTTAGATACGGAGTACACATTCTAAATAAACCTTTGAGAGCTTTTGCTCTTGACATATCTGCTACAGATTTTTCATTCATAGTATCATCTAATTCTTTTTTAGAAGCTAAGTTACCAATTGAGTCAATCATAATAATGACTTTGTCTTTGCGCTCGATATTTTCTAATTGATTAATTAGGTCAAACTTCAATTCCTCAACATTAGTAATGGGACTATGGAGTACACGAGAAGTATCTATACCGAACGACTTAAAGTATTGTTGGGGTGAACCAAATTCTGAATCATAGAATAATAAAACAGCATCATCATACTTCTCTAAGTATGCCGCTGCTATTAATAATCCAAATGATGTTTTAAAATTCTTAGATGGTCCTGCCAATACCGTTAGTCCTGCGGTTAGTCCTCCGTCTGGGTCTCCAGATAAAGCAACGTTAATCATTGGAACTGGTGTAGTTACCATTTCTTGGTTAGAAAAAATCTTAGATTTATCGAGAGTGTCTGTCTCTTTAATTCTAGAATTCTTCTGAAGTTTATCCATTATACCCATTTATATCTCCTATTATTTCAAGTATACTACTATTATATCATAAAATTCTCTAAAGTACATACTTCACCAAATTCTTTTCGTCTATAACACTGAGGAGATATATGTACACTTGACATATTCTCCATCTTTTCTTTAGCAAAAGCTTCAGGGTCCATTGTTAACCATTCATTAGGATATGCAACCCTAGGTGTATCAGTTTTTTCGAATGTTTCAATTACACGTTCTAACTGAATAACTCTATCTTCACGACTACCACAAAATGGTTCACCTCTATAATAACCCGTTTTTGGTAATCTTCTTCCTTCAAATTCTATCGGCCATGGAGTTGAATACTCTACATCTATAGGTAAGCTATCTCCAAATCTAAACCAGTCTATCCACATATCTCTTGGGTCTATATTTAATCTGCAAAGATGATGTCTTATATCGATATTGCCAAATGACATTGTGATTCCTTTTAGATTATTACATTTAGCCATATGATCTTTAATGTATTGAAAATTATTATTAAGTTGACCATTAAGTGTAAGACCATCTGTCTTAATAACCATACTACCTTTAGGTGCAAATGCTGCCGTATGAGAATCACCTATGGTTAGCCAAGTAGTGTCAAGATCAGTTGATAGTAATGTTTTTGCATTGTCACATTTCTGTTGGACAAGAGCACACCAAGCTTTATCTTCTACATCTTTTCTCTTGGCTAACATATTACCATACTCTGGCATAGGCATGTCAAGTGAATAGACTTCGTCTGCTAATAGAAAATTATCTATTCTTTGCTTGAGTTCATCATTAAATCCACCAAATAAATTTAATCCTCCACCAAAGTTTACTCCATGGTCTACATAAATTACTTCAGCTGGGTTACCTTCATGGTTAATAGGAACATCTAAGTTCTCTGCCCACGTACGTGCCCAACCATATCCATGGCTATTCTTTTTCTTTGGTATCTTATTAAATGTACCGGTTATCATATATTTTTATTCCATTCCCTGGATGTTTAGGGGGAGCCCAATCTCTGTAGCTATTTATTTCTTCATGTAAATCTTTTTGATGTAATACTGGTTCTGCTCCAACATTCCAAAATAATATATTCCTACCTGTATTCTTTGGAATATATCTCCAGACTTTTCCATCATAAGTATCTATGCATGGAAATGGTGGCATCTCTTCAGGCTTACATCCCTTTGTGAATGGTTCAGGTGCAGATATAACATCAGCTCTACCTAATTCACCTGCCTTTAAATTTCTTGCTACAGCAACAGATGTAAACTTAGCATTAGGCCAAGCAATCTGAAGTGCACGAGAGAGTACACCAGTTGATATTGCAACATATACTTCGTCTGGCTCTTGTATTTGACTTGCCACCTTTACTAAACCAGCAGTTACTAATTTGTGTTTCAGTCCTAGGGGAATGAAATAATATCCATGTACCTTTGAATCTTCTTTAGCAATTTTATTTAGGTTTGGCATTGCTGCAATCCTATGGAAACTATATTGAGCTCCTCTTTCAATACAAACAGCCTGATGATTACTTATCTTTCTACTTGATGGCATATATAATCTTACATTTTTACTGTATCTACTT